AAGTTCTTCAATCTCTACATTATCTTCTGCTAGAAGTGCATCCAGTTCTTCCTCAGTAAGTCCTTCGACATACTCAAGTGTACTTTCGTCTTGCATGCACCAATAAACTTTAGCTACGCCAGCACGAGCGATTAGACCATCGTGAATAACAGTCTGCATAGTTTCAAACAGGTTGTTCTGACGATGTAGTACATAGTCGGTGTACTCTGTGCAGACTTCAGCTGTAGGAACATCATCAGCATTCTGTGGTGAGAACCTGAGTGTCTTGTTGCCTGTACTGAAGGTCTCTAGCAAAGATGCCTTCATGCTTTCTACAGCGTCATAGACGTCTTGGCTGACATACTTACTATTACCATCATGCGCTGGGCGTGGTAGTTTAGCTGAATAGTAGTCCATTACCTGTCTACGTTCTTTCGACAACTCACTGTCATAATATCCAATAGAACGTCTTAAATTAGTATCGACTATGGACACAATCTGATCGTCGTCGAGTTTTTTATAATCTTTATTTGATTTCATATCTAAACCATCTCAATATAGTAATCGTCAACTGCATCTATGGGCTCCCAAGCACCTTCATGAATATGATTGGCTAGGGCTAAACTCATGACACAGTCATCAAAGCATCCAGCTTCTGCCTCCATCCCACCACTTTGTGTGACGATGTATGTTAGCATTTCCCGAATAGTGACTTTATCGTTTAGTTCGATCTTACCCTCTCGAACTGAGGCTCTGAGTTCATCAATGATCAGAGGTTTTGTCTTGGATGTCGTAGTAAAACCTAATTTGACTGTCTCTTTGTCAGTTAGCTTATCTACTTGTACTTCTGTGTAGAAGTTAGGGTAGGCCATGTCTTTTCCAAGACGGGTACATGTTAGAATACCATGACTGTTGTTCTCTACAATTATGTAGGCAAAGTTAAAGAACTCACCTAGCTTATAGAGCACTGTAGCAAAGTAATCAGGATGAACTTGGGCACGATAGGTTGCCACCTGTCGTTTCTTGCTGTCGAGAACTTGGGCAACTGACCAGTCACCACCACGGACACCCATAGCAACGTCTGCTCCTATGGTGTACTTCTCGCCATCATCTAGTTTGCGATAGAGTGTTAGTTCTCCACGCATGTTATCAAGCCAGTCTTCACCTTCTAGTGCCAGACGTGCTTCAACATCTCTCGATGTCTTTAGGTCATCTTGCAATGACTCTGGGTTAAACACAGGACGCCCAGTGGTTAAGAAAGCCTCTTCGGGCTCCGCTGGATATTCCTGTTTGAACAAGTCGATGCCGTTCTGGGCAATCTTTCGCCGACGAAACATCAGCTGTTCGTTGTCTAGGTCGTATTTCTTAGATAAGTCCTCTTCCTCTGGAGTTATCTTAAAATTCTCAGGTACAGGCTCACGATACTCTGGGTCTACATACCAAGGAATAAACACAGGGACGTAGCCGTTAGAGCCATCCACTGCACCTTTCCATAGATCATAGAATATACCAGAGACACCATTAGCTGTGCTCTCAACGAATACAGCTGTGCCTTTCTTGTTAGGTACGGCTTGCGTCATACCATTCCAGTTCTCTAGGGCAGTTGATTTCTGCCAGAAGGCAAGTTCTGATGCGTGAACATGTGTAAGTGTCTCACCACGTCCAATGCTCTCACCACCAGCTGTAGCAACCACGTAAGAACTATCAAGAACATCAAAGGTCAACTCTCGTCGAGATGAATACTTTGTATGTGGCTTGAGTAGTTCTGGGCAGTTCTCATGGTAGCGTTTAGTCATGTCAAACAGTGCTCTTGTACTGTCAGAATGGTGTGTGACCACCATTGCTTTACATGCTTTGCGCTGGGAAACATTAAAGTAAAGATAGCCGCCTACATAAGTTGATAGACCTTGCTGTCTAGCCTTCAAGATTATTATGCGAACCTTACCTTCAGTAGCCATCTGCTTATCTACAGCTTCTTGTAGAATAGTTTGTGCTGGCTTTAGTTTGAGGGGCTTGATGTCTCCATCTTTGGTTCTGATCTTGAGTGCTGACTTAGAGTAAAAGTCAAATTCGTCATATAGTTTGCGGCGTACTTCTTTAAGTTTCTTTTCCATCGTCAGTTTGCTCTTCCTCTGGTTCACTTACTAAAAGCGACTCCAAGAAGGCTTCTGCTTTACCAACAGTGACTTCGCTCTTTGAAACTGGTTTTGTCTTAGTAAAGTCTAAGACCATTCTTGCGGCTGTTAGTTTGTCTCGGTTCTGCGCTGGTTCGCGCATGATCTCGACAGCTGTTTTAAGAGCCTCTACCGCATATTCGTCATCAATATTATTTTCTTTAGCCATAATAGCCACAATCCTTTCAGCGTCTTTCTGTGCTTGTTTTCGGATGGGGGTGATGGCCTCTAACGTGTAGCCATCTGGAGTGCCTACTGGCCTTCCTCCATTCTTACGTTTTTTGGTTGACCACTGCTTTCGTAGTGCTCGTCCTTCCTCAGTTTGCATTAGTTTTGAGAAATAATTATCTTTGCCCTTTCGAGCCTTCTTTGGGTGCGTTAGTTCCTTCTTTGGTGACTTCTTTCTTGGTTCCTTTGGTGCTCCCATTGTGCTCTCCTAGTGTCCTTGAAATAATAAAGCCCCATTGCTGGGGCTGTATGTTGTTATGCTGATAGGATGCCATCTTGCGGACTGAGTATGCCTTCATTCGGCTCTTCGTCCTCGCCAGAGTTCATCGCAACCATTGCTGTGACTATGGCTAATATTGTTGCAAGAGGATGTCCGTAGAACTTAATCTTACCATTGTTTGCTTTATCAAACTCTTTCTTTATTAGCTTTGTGTTTATAGGCATTAGCTCTTTGGCAAGTTTTGGGTTCATTAAGTATACCCACATAGGATCAACAGATAATTCAGCTGTCAAAGTCGTATACGCACGAGTACGCTTCAGTTTTTTCTTCAAACTTTTGACTGTATCAGGATTATTGCTGATTTTGATGTGCATCAACATTTTCCTAATATCTCTAGCTTCGACTTTGCTATCTGGGTCTTTCTGTGTAAATGCTTTCCCAGCTTCTTGGAATGCAAGTATTTCTTTAATTGCTGGGTGGTCTTTACCTTTACCTTCAAGGATAGGTTTCATAACAGATTTGTTGTAACTATTACCACCAACAAGGTTTTCTTGACCGCTAAACGGGTTTTTGACTGTGCCTAGCCCAAACTCACCCTTACCATCCATGTTACCTTGTGTAAGTGAATGACCCATTTCGTGAAGTAGTGTCATTAAAGAGTTAATTTTTGTAACCTTTTTACCAAAAATTGTACCGCTTGGTTTTATAGCAAATACACTACTACCAAAGCCTTCCATCTCAGGACTCCACGAATGTAAAGCGGCAGTACCCTCATCAGTACCCGTTAGCTTTTGTAAGTCAGTATCACTATTTAGCATCTTCGCTGTGATGCCTAGAAGATTAGCCACCTCTAAGGCAGTATCTACATCCTGTATTCCGTTTTCGTACTTTGTACCTTTTTTGCCAATTTGTATTATTGCTTCAGCATCAGGTATTATGTCTTTAACGGCTTTTACTGTGACCTTTTTTACTTTTGGTGTTTCTTGGGTGGTTGTTGCGAGTAGACCAGATGAGGCCAATTGAGTGGGTTTAGCTTCTCCAGTTCCTTGTACGGCTGTTTGTCCACTAGCAGTTCCTTGTCCACTTGGTTGAGGAGTTTCTTGAGGTGTGGCGGTAGTTTTGGTTGGGGCATTCTTCTTACCTTTTACCTTTATCTCTGCTTGCTGTTGTAAAACCCTTTGATGATACGGCATTAAATACTTTTCTACAAGTTGCCGATTATCTAATGCTTTTCTAGCTCTAAAAGTAATTTCCAATGATGCCTGTTCTGGGTTACTGCCTAAACTAAGCCCATACTCATCTAATGAGTCATTTAGTACAGCCCTGTCTCCATCGCTAACAGTAAGATCGGAAGCTAGTTTGTTTTTTAAATTTTGAACAAACTTTCTGTTGTCATCAATACCTTGTTGTACCTCTGGACTACGCTGTGGTGGTGCAGGGGGTGTAGGTGCTACTGGTGACGTAGGGGCAGCTGGATCAATATTTGGAAAATTAAAACGCTCACGTATTGCGGCTATTGCAAGACTAAGTGTTTGGTCGCCTTTTGGCATTGCACCTAGACTATTGAAGTTAGCATAAGTTCTAAGAGACTTCTTTTCTTCTTTAGATGTACGTTTGTCTGCTAACCTCTCATCAATAATACGCTGTATTTCAGTATCTATCTCCTTAATAGACATCCCTTTAAGGCTGGCTTTTTGAGCAAGTGCGTTGTGCACTGTGCCTCTAGGGTCAGCTTTCTGGTTAAGTCTTGGGTCTCCATAGTTAGGGGCGTAACCTTCGTTATACTTTACAACATTCTGTGCCGCTTGATCTTTCGCTCTTTCTGCTTTTGCGGCGGCTATCTTAGCATTGTTTGCCGATTTTTGGGCATTTTTTAGACGCTTTGTTCTACCTTCAACAGCAACTCCGACAGGAGAGGACATCCCCGTAGACTTTCTGTTCTTTTTGACAAAGCGGTTCACTTTAGACCTACGGCCTGTAACTGCATCTATTGCACGTCCACCAGCAACTAAAGGTACTTGTGTTAATAAAGATGAACCACCTGTACCAGCAATAGCACCTAAGTTTAACATAGTGCCTATTGATCTTGCTGGGTCGTATGATTTACCAATTTGAGGTATTGGGTTGAAGTTGTCAGTAAACTTTGAAAAGCCGCCTTTAAGACCAGCCGCATATAACTCTGTGACAACATTTGATTTATAAAGTGACTGAACAAGCTGTTGGCCTTCTAATGTTTTGCCCACAGTGTCTTTTATAAATTTAATGTCTTCATTAGAAACTACAGTACCTACTTTAGTATTGGCGTTTTTAATTGCTTGGTTAAACCTTTGTCGAGTAAAAGTATCTGCACCTTTAAGAACTTCTTTGCGAAGGATTTCAGCGGCAGTGTTTATATCAGTAGTATTTTTTGATCTCGCTGTGTCTAAGGCAGTGTTTGCACCCTTTTTTGATGTAGGATCAATGTTTTTTAGATTAAGACCCTCATCACTAGCAATTTCATTTAGCATCCTAGCGACATCGCCAGCCGCTTGGTCAACTTCTGGATCAAGTTCTTGGCGTGGCTTGAAGACAACCTCTCCAGTTTTACTTACTGTAGATATGGCTGTGTTTACACCACCAGCTGATGCTCCACCAATAATGCCTTCACCAACTGCTTGTCTTGGGTCAATATTAAGACCAGCTTCAGTATTTACTGATGTACCTGTCTGCTCAACGACACTTTGTAAAGACTCTGTACCAAACTCTTTGAGGGCTGTTGCAAAAACCTTACCACTACCTAGTCCCAGAGAGTCCAGAAGTGCTATTCCAGCGGTTGTAGTTGAAGCATACAAGAAGTCATCTTTGTTAGGCTTTTCTCTACCTTGGTTTCTTGCGCGTTCTTCTGCAATACCACCAAGATGCTGTACGGCACTGACAATGACAGGTGCGGATATACCACCTATGACTGACCCTGCTGGGCTAAACATAGACCCAACAGCCGCGCCGCCAACCCTTGCTAACTGCTGACCAGCAAACTGTGCGCCTTGCTCTACTGCCGCTTTCGGTAAGTACCTGTATGCGTAAGAGCCATCTTCATCACCTTCAATAAACTTAGCAGATGCTGACTCATAACCTTCTGGTGCATCAGTTAAGTTTGTTAGAAACTCACCAGTCTTTTCAGCACCTAAGACTCTAGCAGTTGTACCCATAGCATCCAAAGGTGCGTCTACGCCTTGCAAGAAAGCCTCTTTAAAACCACCTGTAGGACTGTTTATACCAGTGTTATTATTGTTAGCATTGGGTGCTGGCTGTTCTTGTCCATCATCTCCTAAGTGTTTCTTTAAAGCCGCTAATGCGCCTTCCTGTGTTTCACCTGTGATGTCATATACTTTACCATCTGGTGCAGTGATTTCAAATGTTGGCATATTTGTACCTATTATTTCTGTTTAGTTACTATTGAATAGCCTCCAACCACAGCTGGCTCTACCGAGTTATTTTTTGGCTCTGGTACATCAACACCTTGCATTCTGTACCATTCGCGTTGCTGGGCTTCTACAGCGGCAACAGCTTTCTTGTACTGGGTCTCTATTGAATTTAGATTCTTAATAAACTGTTCTCTTGATGATGATTGCTTCAATGAACCTAGTGATTTTCTTAACAGTGCAAGTTCTATGTTTGAAACCTGACCTAAAGCACCACCTGTAGGTGAATCATCACGCATCTTCTGTAGCCTGTCGAAACCAATGGATGCTTCGATTGTATCAATAGCGTTTGCTGTATCGTGTGCATCTGTACCAGCTACGTGAGACATGGCATAGCCAAATAGACCAGTATTGTTGTCAAATGGGTTAAATCCACTTTCTTTTGCTAATCTACCTTTAATGTCGGTAATAGCAGTCAATGCGGCCTGTTTATAGATAGCACTAGGCATACCCATTGCTCTCTTTTTCTTGTCAGCCTTGTCTTTCTGCGCTTGTATTTTAGCTTCAGCAAGTCTTGTTGCTTCTGCTTTATTAAATGCGTTAGTCTCTGCAAGCCTGTTAGCATCTTGAATGTTACCATATTCAGCTGTCGCGGCTTTCATTGCACCAGTGTAACCTTGCGATGAACCACCGACCATAGCACCACCGATACGGATTAATGCCTCGTTTCTGTCAATCTTAGCAAATGGCATCATAGAGCCACGGGCATTAGCAGACACTGCGCTACCTTTGCGATCATTAGAGGATGTAGTATCAGTGTTTAAGACACCATTGTTATTACTTAATGCTTTACCATTGTTACCTAGTACGCCATCTTTTTTCATCTCAGAGTCTGGCATAATTGAACCATCTGGCATTCTATGGTGTCCGTCTGGAGTAGGTGTGTATGGGTATAGGTTCTCGCCAGCTACCATGTCATTTACAGGGTCATCCTGACCCTCTACTTTAGGTATGTTCATGTAAGGGTCTAAACGTGCGCCTGTAGGCATTGGTGAAGTAAAATCAGCCAACAACGGAGCCTCTTCAACTTTATCTAACTGTCCAAAATCATTTTCTTCTGGGTTGTTGTAAAGAACAGGCACATTCTCTCTAAGATCAAAGTTTTTACTGGTCTGAGGTAAATCTAAAGCATCTGCTCTCATATTAGGGGCTGGCTTACTTGTCTGCGCCATGTCTAAGGCATCTGGCCTTTGTAGTGCAGGGGTCATGTCAGCTACATACTTCTGTTCAACACTTTTTCGTGCATCTTCACCAAAATGTTTAGCCATGTCTGGGGATGCAAGCATGTCAGAGACATAACTACCATCTGATTTTACGTCACCAGTAATTGGGTTATATAAGACACCAACATCTTGTTTTATAGTATCATTATAGTAAGTGATCGGCTGGTATCCGTCTGGAGCCATAGGAGGCATGTAGTTAGGATAGTTCTGCGATAGAACGGGTCGTCTTACTGCGGCTGGCATTAGAAACCTCCTCTTAACCTTGGCATAGGTGAGTTTTGTGGAACCATTGGGCTCACTGAACGGGGAAAATACTCTTGCTGAAAACCAAAGCCAGCCATTCCACCACCAAGTGCGGCGGCATACGGATTATTCATGTTGGCTTTAAAATTATTATTGGTTTGAGGAGCCCTGCCCAAGATACCAGATTGGTAGCCTTTGCGCTGATCCATCTCAAAGTCACGTTGGTCTTCGAAACGCTGTTTCTGGTCATTTAGCTGTGCCTGATCGAAGCCCTGTAATGCGTTACCAGCGTTCATGCCAAAGTTAGCACCTTGTCCAAGTGTGTTCAGACCTACACCATAAGCACTTTGGATGCTTTGGTTTGCTTGTCCAGCACCTTGTAGTGCAGAACCTTGGTCACGGAACTGTTGTGCCTGTTGGTTTAGACTACGATCTATAAGACTATTCTGTATGTTTGTAGCTACATCGGCACGTCTGTCGTCATATGCTCGGTTAGCTACTGCTTCTGCTATACCAGCACGACTAGAGTTCATGTTGCCAGAACCTGATGCCGCCATGTCTATGCCAGTCAAAGTGTTCTCTTGTAGGTTACGACGATCATCACGCATTGCGGCATCTACTAGAGAGCCTGAGTTTGCTGATGCGTAGTTCATAGCATTACTAAGTCGGTCTTGCTGTGCCGCATCTGCCATACCTTGATACTGTCCGTACAATGAGTTTGCATTGTTACCAAAGCCAGCAGTATTGCCCATCATGGCGTTACCACTGTTCATCATGTTAGTACCAAAGTTGCCCATAGTGTTTGCAGTGCCAGTTTGGAACTGGTTAGGTGCGGCTAGAGTGTCACCTTGGTAGGCTCCTGTGTTTAAGACACCATCAAGTGCGGCTTCTGAGCCTTTCAAGTTAGCATCCACGTATGGCTTGTATTGGTTGAACGAAGCCATGTTAGCCGCGTTTGCTCTATCTTGTGCTTTTGATTGCATCTTTGAGCCAAGTAAGCTGGCTCCAGCACCTATAATTGCGCCCCACATATAATATTCCTTTTGTTTATACAGCTACCCAAGCTGTGCCGTTGTAGACAACAAGTTTAGATACGCCTGATCCTAATGGTTCCCAAGGATACACGGCATAACGCACCATGCCCTTTCTTGGGTTGGTAGGTTCTCTATCGGTAACTTGGGTACTTGCGTCTGCTAATGATTTTATAGACGCTTCTATTTCTCTCAGTTCTTCCTGTAGGTAGTTAGGGAGAAACTCTGGAGTAAGTGTTGGTGCTGTGCGCCTGACATAAGCAGACACCAGCATATTAATTTTATCTGAGATAGCCATAAGTTACCTCCGACCTGTCACAGTGATCTCAACATCCATACCAGTAAAGTTGAAGTCCTTGTCAGCTGTAGTTTCCAGCTTATACGACAAGTATCTACCAGACATACGTGCATCCACCTTGTAATCAGTTAGTGAATTAAAGGTCACTGAACTGCCGTAGTTAGGAGTGGCATGAGGTGTATCGGCAGCTCCAAAAGTAAAATTAAACTGACCATTAGAACTGTCAGTAGATACTTGTGGGGCTAGTCTTGAGATAACCTTGTAGCCTGTCAGTGGTATTCCTTGTTCATCAAGGTCAAGTCCTACACGTTCTATAAAGAATGGCTTAGATACTGCCGTGTCTATAGCCTGTGATAGACTACCTTTTTCAATCAAGTCGATACCATAGACCTTACTGTTTGATACCCCACCACCAGCTTTTGATAGGACAAGTGGGTGTCTTTGGTATGGGCTTTCTTGTGAGTGATATGAGCCACCTACAGTTTCATAGGTAGTCGTAGCGTCTGCGTAGGTTGACGCTGTGTTTACGTTAGCTTCAGCACCAGCAACTACGTTAGGCAAATCATAGAATGACCAGATGTCTTCTTTATAGTTATAGACAGCGGCTCGGTTACAGCTGTCGCCATCTGCATACTCAGCCATGTCATCGCCACTGTGGTAGCAGAAGTATACTTCCTCTAGCATAGAGTTATGTAAGACAAAGCATTGGTCAGCTTTGGAGTTATCTAGGCCATTAAAGATGTAGTCTCGGACTCTTCCGTCACATATTGATTGTCGTGTGTTACCATCGGTTACATAGATGTCATCTCTGTCAAAGACATAGTGTTTACCTTCGA